TGTAAGAGCCATTTTGGGAATAAACTAATGTTAATTCCCCGTTCTAGGTTTTTAGAATGTTCCAGCGAGTCGGCGCAACATTTCTTCGTTGTACTTTTTCTTTGAAGTTGGGTCGGACATAACTTCTTTGAAGTACTCAGAATCTTGCTGTGCGCGCTCGTAGTCAACGTTCTGTGGTTCCTTACCACCGTTGTGGACAGTCGATTCAATGGTGCGCTTACCACCGAGAGCGTTACCATATGTTTTTTCGATAAGTTCGCGGAACGTGAGATTCGCGTTCTTTGGGTCGAGCGACAAAGATTTGATTACGTCAGGATTTACGACGCCTTTGTACTCGGGCATAGCCTCCATAGTCTCACCGAAGTGTTGGTTGAATACTTTGTCGATGCGTGCTTCCTCCTTTTCTTTTAGGATTGGTTGGAACTTTGCTTCGACGTTCTTTTCAACAGACTTCGTGAGTTCTTTTAGGAACTTCTTATCTACTCCGTATTTCTCAGCGATGTCGGTAGATTCCGTCGAATCGTCGTCATCATCATCTGATACTTCACCGTTGATTGCTTCTTCGAGTTCTTTCACTTTCTTTTCCAACGCTTTACGCGCTTTCTTTTCAGCGAGGAACTTTCCAAGCGCAACAGAATCAGACTGTTTAGGTTCTTCTACTGTTGGTTTTTCATCGACAGCCTCGGATTGGAGTAACTCACCGAGTTTCTTTTCACTAGTATCGTTAGTGGTCGTCTCTACAATTTCTGGTGTAGGCGCCTGTACAGTTGTGTCTTGTTCAGACATAATGCGAAACCTTTTTACCGAGAGGCACTCGTAGTTTTTTTACCGCGAACTAAGCGTAAATCCCGTTACTGCTAGTATTATACCACCTCAATGAACGGGTGTCATCGTGAGGCGACTCCCATCTCGTACGCCGAACGGGGATAGCGTAGGAGAGGGAAGCCGCCTAGCGACGGCTACTGATTCCCGATTGCGTCTTCTACAATCGTTTTCAGTTCTTCTGCGTTCTTACCAGCGCGCGATAGTGCTTTGTACATATTCACGTTTGCAACAAGAGAAGCACACACAGAAACAAGTTCTGCGTGCGTTCCTGTTCGGTACGTTGTGTTTATGTTGTCTATCTCGCCAGCAATGACGTCGAGCAAACGCTTCATGAGAATACGACCGCCCTCTGATTTAGAGAGCAACGCTACTTCTGATGCGTCGTCGTACAAGTCAGCCAACTGCAAGTGTTCGTCGCTTGCGTCTGGGTTTCTTGTAAGGACTGCTTCTCGTGTCTTTCTAGTTGCTTTGCTCATCTTGGATAGGTGATTCAACTGAGAGTGTCTGCACGCCTGTTTGCTTCTTAATCTCTGCGAGTTCTTCGTCGTACTCCTTGATTTGATTCTCAACCTCAACAATCTTCTTTCCGTACTCTTTCGAGTTGTGGAACTGCTCGTAGTAAAACCAGACAGCGTGGATTTTCTCCTCCGTCATGTCTGAGATTTCAGGGTTATTGTTTACGATATTCTGCGCCTTAGCGTCGAATACCTGCTTCATAGCACTGTACTCTTTGAGAGACTTCGCGAGAAGTTTCTTGTGGTCTTCTACCTCTTGGATAGTAAACGTAATGACATGCCCTCGTTTCTCAATAAGCGACTCCCCTTTTTCGTTTACCCCGTTGATGATGTATTCCATGTTTATATTGGTTGATTAACTGATTGTTGTCCCATCTGTGCAATCACTGTGTCCTGCGTTGATGGTCGCGCCATAGCCGAATCCATTGTGTTTGGTGCGTTCATGGCTTGCATTGTTACAGAGCGCGCCATGTTACGCATTACGATTGGTTTTACTTCTTCCATATACGCAATAAGGCGCATGAATTGAGATTCACTGATGTCCTCTTGGTTGTCGGTTGAGTAATCGACAAAGCGTTGGAGGTACGCAGCGTTAGCAGCGCGGTTAGGCTTCACCGTCTTACCGTCGAGCAACATTTCAATGTCGCGTTCTGCTTCCGACATAATGTCTGCGTCTCCAAACTCTGATGTATCCATGAGTTGCTTGATTTGGTCGTCTTCAAAGCCAGCGATTTGTGCCTGTACCTCGTATGCTTTCTTCTGGTTCTGAATAGGGTTAGCCGCTTGTGATTGGAGGAATGTAATCTTGGTACGTTGTGCAACAGTACTAAGAGCCGCTTCTGAGTTGCTTGCTTCTACCATGACAGAGAACTTGTCTTGCTTGCGGAAAATATCGCTGTATCCGATTTCTTCAATCTCTACACCGTCTGCGCCGAGAATATCTACGGCAACTTTCTTTTTGAGGTGTTCGCGTACTCCATGTTCGTACAAATTAGCAAAGCGTTGGTAGCCGAATGAGTATGACTTGTTGAATAGTCCGAAGCGGTCTGCTGCGTTTGCTTCGTTACCTTCATAGATACCAACCTTATCCTCGTCTGAAAGTCCCTTAGAACCAGCAGTAACGCCCGACGCTTTCTCTTGAATCACATCGAGCAACTGATACACCTTGATAGGAGTTTCAATAGCAGGTACTCGTAGCATTTGTACCGCCTTGTCTGCGTCTACATTGCCCTTTGTGCGAATGATACCGTCTCGACGGAACTTCAATTCAGCAAGTGATTCAATAGCGTTCACGTTTACAACCTTTTGAGGTTTGTTGATTTGCTCGGCGTTATCAAACATCTGGTTGATAGAAACGCTCTGCGCCATGAATACTTCACGAACGTAATCGCAATACGATGGAGTCCAGAACTCTGTTAGATCTGGGAACGCTGCGTATGACCAGAATGGGAACTCGTCTGAATCGAAGATGTTTGAGAGTTCTTCAACACGAATGACGTTGCCGTCGTTTGTCATGCACAAGTAGTAGCGTGTACCCTCGTAGGTTGTGTACCACTCCCAGAACTTGAACTTATCAGAGCCAGTGATTTCACGATTAACAGTCCACACGTTTTGGTCTGTTTGGCGTGGTTGCTTGTTTGTCTCCTCAGTTGTGCTTTCTGTTGCGTTAGAAGCACCGTCAATTAGGTTCTGAGTATCGTATTTCAAATAGTAACCGTATTTGATACCGCGCTTCAACTGCTCGCGTGTCTTAACAACACCGTAGCGACCCATGAACATCGCTTTATCGAGTTCAATACCACCGACAGCAGGGTCTACTAGGAAGTCGTACACGTCTACGTTCTCCAAGTGTGGGCGATATACACCGTCTGGTGATTCTGCGTAGTAACAGTAAATAGCACGACCGTACACAATCGCTTGCTTCTTACCTACAATGTCCTTGATGTCCCAGTTATCGCGTTGTGCGTCGTATGCTCTCAAAGAGTTGAGACGTTCGACACGCTTTTTCTGCGATGGCTTGCGCTTAATGAACTTAAAGGTGAGAGGGTTATCTACCTTTGAAAGAAGTGAGTGTACAAACTCGTGCATACGACCGAGTTCGATGTTTGCTCGTGATTCGTCGCTCTTTTGCTTGCGACCGTAGAGCATCTGCTCATTTTTCTGCCAGTTCTGAATCTTTCCTTGCTTATAAGTTCGCGCAAACTGAATCTCTGTCAGTGCTTGCGCTACAATTTTATCTCGTGTTTGTTTGTTGATTGTTCTCAATTGGATTCCCCGCCCAATTTACTCGACAATTATACCACTTATAAAACGCAAATACTACAAACCAATGTCGTCGTAGAGTGGTTTATCGTCATACAAGTGCGAAATATCATCGATTGCACTCGGCGCGAACGCAATTTGCTCGGCATAAGAGCAGTTATGCACAAGAATACCGTTCACAAAGTATTCATTTTCACCATCAACTTCAAGATTAAAGACGACCGAGCGATTCTTTTCTGTAATACATTGGGTGTTTCGCTCTGAATATGCGCGCATTGTGCCTAGAATTGCATTTCTTAGAGCAATATCGAGTGATTGCTTTGAAAGTAGTGGTGTATTTCTCTCCACACTCCACGCAACACCTTTCTTGTGGTTCACCGTGGATAGATTCATATGCGTGCTGTCGATGCCACTGCTTACCTGCTTCTGTCTTTCTCCATTCACGAGAGCGTTCTTGAAATGAATCAAGTCGAGAGAAAGCACCTTGTCTCGATTGTTCTCGTCGTTCTGGTTTTCTTGCGTGATGTTTTGCGTGTTCGCTTTTCTGCAATAGTTCAAGATTCTCGATTGAATTGTTGAGAGTATTTTCGTCTTTATGGTGGACATGGTATCCGTCAGGTATTTCACCAAAGTTCGATTTCCATATTTCTCTGTGCAAGGCAACTGGACATTTGTTGCTTGAGAAATGCCCCCAGTAATAAGCCCTGTGCTGTCTACGCTCTGAATTAGGGTACCTATGGTATCGCTGTCCGTTGTAAATAATCGTTTCTCTACCGTCTGATTCTCTGATTTCCATGTGTATAGTATATCAGATTCACTAACATACTTAAACGGTACAACTCCGTTAGTTGTGATGAAAGGGTGGTTAGGTGTACCAGTTATTCCGTACTTCGTTATTACTTCTTTGTATCCGCTACACCAAGCATTTTTTACTCGACGCAATCCTTTTCGAGTCATAACCAAATCGTTTGTCTTTATCTTTTCGATTGGTACATAACCGTTACTCGTTAGCACGGGCGTACCAGCCACAAAACAACTGTCTAAAACATCGTCATGTTGTCCACGTGGAAACACGCGCATTTCTTGTATCAAGTCATCACAATTACCAACAAAGAAGATACTTTTACTCTCCCAACGTGGAATTAGTCCACGAATACGCGTCTCTTTCGCTGTTTGCTTGTGGTCGAGTTCAACAATATTTATAAACGTGTTTCTCTTTCGCATCTCATCATCTAAGAACGGTTTGATTGCAAGCAGGTACACGGTCTTCTCGATTCCGATGCTGATTGGTTGGTAGGTACTCCACAAATAGAACAGGTGGTCTATCAAGTCCTTTGGATTCACCTTTAACTTGTACGCGGTTACATACCATTTATTCTCGCGTGATACTCGAATGACGCTCACGCCAGTAAAGTCCGCGCTCGTCTTCTCTGATACAGCAGTGTCGATTGTAATAAACGTGTTAAACGTCAGGTGCTTTAACTGTTCTAGGTCTGCGGTCTGTGTGTATTCTTTCTTGAACTCGGCGATTGAGTCGTCGATTGGTTGGTTCATCATTTCGTATGAAAATACTTGGCTTCCTAATTGTCGCTGTTTATCCTCGATAGATACCTTACCAGTTGCCTGTGCTTCTGCGTCTGTGAGCGCGTATTTGCCCTCCCACGTTGGTTTACCGTCAATCATGATAGGAATGTTGCGTATGCGTAGTTTGTGGTCTGTCTTAGCGCGTTCAATAAGCCAGTTAATGTTGCCCGACTCGGTAATGTAGTTACCCAAGTACAGAATGAATCCCTCTGGTGCGATACCAGCGAGTGCTTCTGTGATGTGGTCGCGTACTGCCTTAGTGTACGCAGGACTATCCTTTGTTTTATTGGTTTCAATATCGTCTGCGATAAGAGCGTCAGGTCGTTGATTCAAGTGAATACGACCACGCACCGATTCTTGTGTTGAGTGCGCTTCTATACGAATACCGTTTTCAGTAATGAAGTTGTTGATACGATTCTGTTTAACATCGTCGATACCGCGTTGCTTTGAGAATAGAACGCCGAAATCTGCTTGTAGGCGTTTGTTGTTTACCAATTCAAAGGCAACGTCAAAGAGAATACGCTCGGCGTTTTCCTTGTCGTATGAGTCAATGTTGATGTACTTGCGCTTGTTGTACGCCACAAGCCATATCACAAACAGTTTAGCGAACGTTGTCTTTGCAGATTCACGGAATGCAATCCACGCAACTTCTCTAATTCTACCGTCTACTAGGTCATGACAATCTTGGGAGAAGTCTTTGTGATACTGCGCGATTGGATATTTGAAATACTCCTTGAAGTAGTAAATAGCGAACAGCAAGAAAGAGTGTTCGCAAAGGAACTTTCTTTCCGCTTGGGTACCATCAATTACTTTCTCTAATGCTTTCTTCGTCATTCCCGTTCAATAGTGATAGCAAGTCGTTACGTTGTTCTGGTGTGAATGATTCAGGAATCAAGCGTTCACCTTCTTTACCAGTGTTTTCTACACGCTGTGCAAACTCTGACTTCTTCTTACGTTCAAGATATTTGAAAGCATGGTCGGGGTCACTAAGTGATTTAACAACCGTTTGACGAGCGAGCAATATAGGTCGTTCCCGTAACTCCTGTATTCTGTCGCGTAATTCGTCGTCGCCTTCAATCCATCTGTAAAGTGTAGCGCGGTGTATGTTCGCGTAATACGCCATTTCTTCAATGGTTCCGTCGAGTGCGGCGACCTCTTCAATTTTGCGAAGAATATCGTCG